ACACAACGAAACAACAAAGCCGTTTAGCTGGGTAGATTACTCTACCGTCGCGCTGATTGAGCACTTTGATGGCAAACGCCACAAAGCCTACCAGGACAGCGAGGGTAACTGGACGATTGGGGTCGGGCACCTCATCAAGCGCCAAACCCGCGATTTGCTCCATAGAGAGCTTTCTGAGGACGAGGTAATGGCCATCCTACACCGCGACCTAGAAAAGTGCACCACGGCCCTGGAATCAAGTTTAAACACGGGTATTAACAGGCCCCAGATTAACGCACTCCTGAGCCTGTGCCATAACATTGGCCCGGACAACTTTATTAAGTCCGAGGTAATGAAGTACCTAAACGAAGGAAACGTGCACCGCGCCGCGGACTCGTTCATGAACTGGAGTAATCCGCCAGTCCTTAAAAAGCGCCGTCAGATCGAGCGCACACTGTTTTTAGCCGGGGCGTAAACCCCCAGTATTTTGCATTAGTAGATGTAGGACTGATCATCCTATTTTGTTTATTTTAACCTCGAGGAAACACCATGGAAGGCTTTAAATCTCTCCCCAAGATGCAATGCTTCAAAGAAGGCGGCGCAGTCAAATCAAAATACGCAGGCGGCGGCTCATGCTATAAAAAAGGCGGCCACGCTGAGTCTAAAGAGATGGAAAAAGACATCACTCAAGACAAGTCAATGGTAAAGCGTGGTGTTAAGCAGCACGAAGAGGCCCTCCACAAAGACGAGCCAAAAACCAAACTAAAACTGAAAACCGGTGGCAAGAGCAAGCTCGTTGGTAAATACAAAACAGGCGGTGCTGTAAAAAAGTGCGCTGAGGGTGGCTCGTTAAAACCCGTTAATTCTGAAGAGAACCCTGGCCTAGCCAAACTGCCAACCAATGTCCGCAACAAGATGGGCTATGCAAAGAAAGGTGGCCTCGCAAAAAAGTATGCTAACGGCGGCATGGTAACGGATGAAGAAAAAGCACGCATGCCCGCCGGCAAACTTCCACAGCAGATCGTGGACGAAGAGGCGACTAAAGAAAACGTAGAGACGCGCGAGATGGTCGCTGGTCCGCTGCGTAAACTAAAACGTGGGCTCATGGAGACATTTAAAAGCAAGTCCAAGACCCCAATGAAACATGGTGGAAAGGCCTGCTAATATGCCGATGGAATCTAAGCAGCAAATGAAGGCGATGTACGCCGCAGCAGCCGGCAAGTCAACCTTAGGCATTCCTAAAAAGGTCGGCAAAGAGTTTGTCAAAGCCGGTAAGGCGCAAGCGAATCTACCAAAACGAGTACCTAAAAAAGCGGCCGGCCGCGGGAGATAATCTTGGCGTATTCCAATACAACTGGTCAGACAACGATTAATGTCGACCAGTTAATTTCATATGCGTATCGCGATGCTGGTAAAACGGCAGAGGAGATGACGCCCGAGTATATCGAGGCGGCAAAACAGGCGCTGTTTTATAACTTACAAAACCTGTCAAACCTTGGCGTTAACCTCTGGCTGTTAGAGAATCAGTTGTACGGCGCGCTCACCGCGCAGCAGCAGCTTTACTTACCAAAGACCGTGATCGATGTCCGCGAGGCAAACTGGGTCTACGTAATTAACTCTGAGGCATCCGAGTATCTGCCGACAACTAACCAGAGCGCGCCCAACGCGTTTGATTTAAACCTGGATACTACGGCGACATCGACGGTACAAAACAACTTCATCGGCCTGCAGTATCAGCAAGCGCAGCCCGTGTTTTATGTTGGCTGGAATGCGTACGCTGCCGGCGGTGGCACGACTACTTACAATTTGGCTTACGAGGTCAGCGACGACAACGTGACATGGACCACGGTAGAGACGTTCCCAGAAGTTACTTTATCGGACCGTCAGTGGCAGTATTTTAATATTGCGATCACACCTAATCACTTGTACTATCGCCTGCGCGAGACAGTGGCGTCTACGTTCACCGTGCGTCAGATTGTGTTCTCAACGAGCCAGCAAGTAATTCCGCTGTCGCGTTTAAACCGCAACGATTACTGGAACCTACCCAACAAACAGTTCCCATCGGTTCGCTCGCTGCAGTATTGGTTTGATCGTCAGATTGAACCGTCTATGTATTTGTGGCCAGTGCCAACCAACGACTTCCAAATGTTTCAGCTTGTTGTCGAGAAACAAATGGAAGACGTGGGCTCACTGACCAATCAGATCTACGTACCAGACCGCTGGATTAACTGCGTACAAAAACTATTGTCACACAGTATGTCGCTACAACTCCCTGGCGTTGATCTAAACCGCGTTCAGTATTTAGAGGCGCAGGCACAAAAAGCCTACAACGACGCGTCACAAGAAGAGCGCGATAAATCGCCAATCTACTTCCAACCTAACATAAGCTACTATACACGATGAGCGGCGCATACGTAATGACCTACGACAATTTGGTGCTTGACGTGCAGCGTTACATGGAACGTGACGATGCAGGTTTTGTGGCCCAGATTCCTAGCTTAATTGGTTTAGCAGAGGCGGCAATTGCTGCTGAGTTAAAGTCGCTACTACAACTAACTGTAGTTGAGACTAGTCTTGCAACAAACCAGGACGTGCTAGCTAAACCAGCACGGTGGCGTAAAACCGTATCGATGAAAGTAAATGGTGCACCAGTATTGTTACGTTCGCAAGATCTTATTGCACAATACCAGTCGGAATCCTCTAACGGGCAGCCAAAGTATTATGGCGAGTATGATTACAACAACTGGAACTTTGCCCCGAAGCCCGATCAGGATTATCCGGTTGAGATTATCTATTACAGCCTAATTCAACCGCTCGATGTAACCAATCAACAAAATCTATTCACACGCGAGTGCCCACAAGCTATGTTGTTTGGCACGTTGTTGCAAGCTCAAGGATATTTAAAGGCGTTGGATAAACTGCCTGTATGGAAAGCCTACTACACCGAGGCGCTAGCAGCACTGAAAAAAGAAGACAACTCTCGCCGTATCGACAGAAATACTACGGTCCAGGAACCATAATCTATGCCAATCTATACATCACCGTTTACCGGCACAGTCGTACAGCCAACTGACGTATCGTACTACGAGCTTAACTTTAGCTCAAACGTTCAGCTCTATTGGCCTGCGATTGTCAACCCACAGCAAGTACCTGCCGCTCGCATTATCGATGCCACTCCATCAACCAGTGGCTTGGTTATTGCATTACCCGAGGCAGATCAGGGTACTGTTGGCGCTGACATTTTAATCCGTAACTTTGGCGCTAGCACATTCACAGTAGAAGATTTTGGTGGTGCCGGATCGGTATCAATCGCTCCTGGCGTATCTAAATACTTTTATTTATCAGATAACTCTACCTCCGCAGGTGTCTGGCAAAACGTAACGTTTGGCGCTGGTACATCATCGGCCGATGCCGCGTCATTAGCAGGTAACGGACTGGTAGCTCTCGCTGGTAAATTAAACACAACACAAAACGTTGTCGCCGTTTCTTCAGCTCCAACTATTACAGACTCCAGCCGAGCTGCTACGTTTGTATGGACCGGCGGTAATGGTACGTTTACGCTACCGACTGCAATCAGTTTATCTGCTGGCTGGTATATCGCATTTAGAAATAATGGTACGGGCGCGATTGTTATTAGCCCACAAGGTACGTCAACAATTGACAGCCTAGCTAGCATTACAGTCAACCCAGGCGAATCTGGATTTATTTTATTTCAACAGTCGTCAGGCGACTTCTTTACCGTTGGATTATCAGTACCATCAAACGTCACGTTCACATCGGCAACATACGACGTAGACTCAATTGTTGGTAATACACTAAGCCTTGTATCTTACGCGCCAATTATTCAGACGTATGTAGCGTTGGCCGGTACGCGCTCTGTAGACTTAGATGTCACACTCCCGGCAACAACCCAATTATATGTATTGGTTAACAACACCGGGCAGCCAGGATACAACGTAACTTTTCAAGTATCCGGCAGTCTACAGTCTCCTATCCCCCTTGGTAACGGCGGTGTTATTTTAGCACTTAGCGACGGTAACCAGTTGTATGTGATTAGCCAGACCACGGTAGGTTTTTACTACGCAGATGATGGATCCGCAGCGGCCCCTTCGTTCTCGTTTACAAATGACACAAACACCGGTATGTATTTAGTTGGTACTAGTGTGCTCGGTTTAACAGCCAACTCAACGTTGATGCTAGAGATTGATAATACAAATACACTAGACCCTCAAATGTCTACACCAGCAACATTTAACGCAGGGTTAATTGGTGGCGGGACGTTCTAATGGCGACCGAAAACAAATTACCAGATCAATATAATCTGGTCTACACGCTTGGCGTACAGCCAGGTATAAAACGAGACGGCACAACGTTTGAGTCACGCGAGTTTAGTGACGGAGAATGGTGCCGTTTTCAACGTGGCGTGCCCAAGAAAATGGGTGGTTACCGTGAGCTGTTTGCTACGTTTACTGGCGTGCCGCGCGGCATGATTGCTAACGCATTTAATGGTGTTAACTATATTTTTGTTGGCAACCAGTACGGTTTAGAAGTATTTACAACAGGGACTACGTTTGGTGTCGGTAGTGGTCCGCTTGTCGCAAATATTTTACCTGGTTATGCGCCGCTTACACTAGTATCAAATACAACCAGCCAGTTTGTAATTGCCGGCGATGTTACCGCTGCGTTCCCGGTTAACATGGTGGTTATATTTGACTACGATATTACTACGGCGACTACCGTTACTGGCGCAACATACAGCGCTCCAAATACAACGGTTACTGTAACCGCGGCAAGTATTGCTGGTACGCCAACGATTGTATCGCTATACGACGTTACGTTTACGCCAGACCCGTATCTATTATGGCAGTTTGATTTACAGTATTCGCCTCTAGGTGGTAAGTTAGAAGTATTAGCACATCCTGGGCATAATCTGGCAAACATTGACAACGCGATTAAGACTCAAGTATTGCTAGGTGATTTATTACCCGACGCTAATAACGAATGGAATTTTTATGGGTTGGCAGATACTGGTGGACAAAACCCAACCTATCGCCCGATTGTAGTCGATGGTGGCGTCTGTGTATTGTATCCATATACATTCGTGTATGGCTCTGAGGGCTTTATTGCCAACAATCACGTTGATACCAATACTACTTTAACAGACTACAACCAGCAAACAATTACAGACTGGAACGGACCAACGTCTAACCAGGTCAATATGGCCTCGTCTAAAATTGTCAAGGGTATGCCGGTGCGCGGTGGTACAAACTCACCGTCTGGTTTGTTCTGGGCCACGGACAGTTTAATTCGCGTATCGTTTACTGGTACTGCGCCGTTATACTGGCGCTACGATATTATTTCTAGCCAGATCTCAATTATGTCGTCATCTTCTGTTGTGGAGATGGACGGTATTTTTTACTGGATGGGTGTTGACCGTTTCTACCAATACAATGGTGCGGTCTCTGTACTGCCAAATGATAAAAACGTAAACTGGCTATTTGATAACATCAACTACGTACAGCGCCAAAAAGCGTGGACTACCAAGGTCCCGCGGTATAACGAGATCTGGTTCTTTTATCCTCGCGGAGATGCCACCGAGTGCACCGACGCAATTATCTTTAACGTAAAAGATAAACTATGGTATGACGCAGGCAGCGCACCTGGCGCACGTCGTTCTTGTGGTTATACTACTGAGATTTTTCCGACACCAATCTGGGCAAGTTGGGAGAGTTTAAATACATTTAGTATACCGTTTGAGGTTATTGACGAGCCCCCTAGCGAAACTCCACCAAACAATAACCAGGTCTATATTAATGGTGATGTAACGGCTACCTTTGGTGCTGGTGATTATATTTCACTGACCAATACCGGCAATCCCCCGGTATATAAGATTGTAACAAGCCAGTTTATGTTTACATCGGCTATAACAGCGACTAACCCAGAGGGCGTTACTTTAATCACGGTAAATGAAAACTTTGACCCGTTACAGGTTGCTGGTGATTTTATCTATTACATTGAGGGTGGCTACCCACTCTGGCAGCATGAGTTTGGCACAAACCGTATTACGTTTAACGAAGAGTTTGCCATTACCTCGAGCATTACAACCTGCGACATTAGCTGGGTTGGTGGCATCCCATCGCAAGACACAGCGACTGGCGTAAACCGACGCATGCACCTACGTCGTATCGAGCCAGACTTTGTACAAACCGGCACGATGGGCATGACTATATTGGGTCGTAAATTTGCCCGTGGCTCGGTAGAAAACTCAGGGCCATTTTATTTTGACCCAGACACCGGCAAGATTGACCTGCGCGTAGAGCATCGTGAGATTCGATTAAAGTTTGAGTCTAACGTATTGGACGGTAATTTTGAGATGGGCCGTCTGTTAATTACGGCAGAGTACGGGGACGAGCGTCCATGAGTATCCAAAGTTTCTTCCCGATCAACCCACAGTATATGACCTGGGAAGACTGGAACGGTAACTTTTTGCATTACTACAGCGAAGAGCCAATTATGTACGCCCCAGAAAATCAATGGCGTTTAGTGGCTAAAAACATTAGCCAGCTTACAACATTTGAGAGCTACCCTGTCCCAGACCCTGACGCTTTTATAAATTGGCAAGATTGGGCATCTGCACTTAGCTTTATTTTGAATGGCCCAAGCCAATAACTAGGGCGTCAAACAGGGTATTTTTGCATTAGTATAAGTAGAACGATTTAACAATAAAGAGGTTATTTGTCCGTGACATCTTTTGTGGACTCAAAAAAACGGGAACTGTCCCAAGAAGAAATTATTGAGATTGCTGCAAAGGAAACGGGCGGCAAGTATACGGCCGAGCAGATTAAAGCTAGTTTGACTGCAGAGGCCTACGAAATGGGTGCGTTAATGTTGCGCCAGGGCAATACTATTCTTATTGTTCACCAAGACAAAAATAACCCAACGACTGCCGTATTTAGAGCAGTTAACGCCGACACAATTGAAAACTATTTAAAAAACGCGGTTGAGTTTGCCAAAGCGCTTGGCGAGGCTGGGTTTGAATATATGGTAACGGAGTTTGACGATCCAGCACTATTGAATATATTTAAGTATATTGGAAGAAAGCAGCCATTTCAAAATATGGGCTATGCTATCCAACAGTATCCGAAGTCTAAACGGTACCGCGTTACGGTTAACTTGGGTGAGACGCCTAAGTTAAAACAATCTCAAGAACGTAAGAAACAACTAGCTCAGCAGGCGACGGGACTATGAGCGCGGTCGTAGAAGCAATTGGCGATGTTGGCGAAGCAATTGGCGACGCGGTAGAAAGCGTTGGCAGTATTGCCGAGTCCGCCGTTCGTGAAGTTGGTAAAGGCGCAGAGTCACTAGGCCGCGAAATTGGTAAAGTTGGACAGGCCGCTATTAATGACCCTGTTGGAACAATCGCTAAAGTAGCGGCTATTGCAACGCAGCAATACTGGGCGTTACCATTAATTTCCGCAGGAACGGTTGTTGCAAACGGCGGTGATTTAGGACAGGCCGCGATGGCCGCTGGTATTTCATATGCCGCAATGTACATCGCGCAGGGTGTTTCTGATTATTTACAATCCGGTTCTGAGTCTGCGCTGATGGGCGTAGAAAACGCCGCTGACGGATCTACGATATTTTCGTATAGCGACGGTAGCAGCATGATCCAGACCGCGGATGGTCTGACAAAATTTACGAATCCAACAACAATTACTGGATCGTTAAATACTGCGATTTCAAACGCAGCTGGTAACGTAGCAGCTACAGCATTACGTGGCGGAGATTTAAATGAAATCCTGATGTCAGGATTAACTGGTGGCGCCGGTACTTATGTTGGCTTAGAAACAACGCAAGGTTTAAAAGAGTTAGGTTTAGCAGCACCAATTGCTAACGTATTGGGCAGTACTTCCGGTGCTGTTACAAAAGGTTTGTTGTCTGGCCAAGATGCCAGCCAAGTATTTAACACCGCATTAATTAATAACATTATAAGCACTAGTCTTGCACAGACTGGTAATGCTATTAAAAATTCAGATGTCTTTAAGACACTGCAAAACTCTGTTAATGAAAAAATTAATGAGTTTAAAGATTCGTTTAACACAAGCAAACAAAAGTTTTTAGACGAACTTAATAAAAATGACGATCTTGTTAATACCAGCAAAGAAGAAATTGCTTCTATACTTGATCAGAGTAATAAACTAAAATCAGAAGTCGACAGTTTCCGCGAAAATACTTTATTGCCTTCGCAACAAACTGCACAAAATGCTTACAACACAGCCGTCTCATCTTACAATGATTACAAATCAAAGTCTGATGAGTTTAGCCGGTTAGTTGCAGAATATGACGCTGCAAAAGCAGCAGAAAATTTTGAGTTAGCAAACAGTTTAGCTGATCAAGCTAACGCTTTAATACCTAGTTTAAATAGTGCAACAGATCAATACAACGCTGATTTTAACGTATACGAAACAGCTAAAAATGATTTTGATGCAAAAAATCAAACTTACACCGGTTATATAGAACAGTTTAAAAACTTAGATACGCAGTATGCAGAAATTAATAAACGCCTGCAAGACCAAGCTGAAATAACCAAAGCAGCCAGCGCCGAGTTTAACCAAACGTATGACCAAATTCAAAAAGCAACTAGTGATGTAGCAAAACAGGTTGATACTGCATATGAAACTGCTTCTAAGTACGACCCAATTGCTAAAGATACCTTTAAAGATATTTACACAAGTACTGGCGATTTAAATCGCGCGGTTAATTTGTCCGAGCAAGTAAATTCGTTGCCGGAAGATAATCAAAAAATGTATGAGTTTGCCAAATCATTTGGTTTGCGCCCAGAAGATGCAATTGAGTTTGCGCCTGATTTGGCTAAAATGTCGTTGGTTGCAAACCAAACATTTTATGATTCACTGGCTAAAAATCCCGATGCTGCTGCAGCATTAAATATTGCCAAACAAGTTAATGAACTACCTGAAGAAAATCAAACGTCATTCTATGACGCGCGTCTAAAAGGTTTAGATACTGACACAGCTCTAAACGTTGCAAATGTAGTTGGTAACAGATCAAAAGAAGAACAGCAGTTATACATCGATTCTATTAGATCTGGTTTAGGACCCCAACTTGCAGATATACTATCTGCCGCGTATGGATTAACTGGTAGGGGTACAGAATTACAAGATGTTAACGCTATTAATTTAGCTAATTTAAAAACACCAGAAGCTAAAGAAGCCTATCAGGTTTATGTAACTGGCGGAATTAATCCGGATGAAGCATTTGCATTATCAAAAGGACAAGACTACGCTATCTTGTCCCAAGGCACTGGCACTCAGTTTGCAAGCACAACCGGAGATTACTCAGCTGCATTTGCTGATACACATGCTTGGGATCCAGTTAAACAACAATGGGTTCCAATACAAACCGAAGGCCAACCAACTGGCGGTATTGGTGGGGGCGCAGGAACGGGTGTTGGTGTAAGCGGCACGCAGTCATACAAGCCGCTTACCAAAGAAGAAATTGATCAGTTTAGGGCTGAAGGCGTGCCAGAAGATGAAATTAAAAAACTGGCAGGTCAATATGGCATAGCACCAGAACAATACACATCTTTTTCTGGGCAGCCATATTATCAACAGTTAATTGATGAATTGTTTACTAAACCTTCATCAAAAGCTAAAACAATAGCAAAACAACCTGCAACTGGAACAACAACCGGAGGGCCAGGCACTCCTAGCACAACAACCACAACGCCAACTGGCGGCACTACAACTGGCGGTACTACCCCAGGAGGCGCCACTGGAACACAACCAACCGGCGGAACTACAACCGGCGGCACAGATCAAACTGGCGGCGGTGGCACAGGAACCGGAGGAACAGGCACAGGCGGCACCGGCACAGGTGGTGGAGGAACAGGAACTGGTGGCGGCGGGTTTGGTATTGGCGGTATTGGCGGCGGTGGGTTTGCTATCCCCGCTGGCATGTATGGGATGTATGGACTATATGGCCAAGATCAATATGGCGGCATTAAAAATTTAACAGCAGGATTAACAGAAAGAATGGACTACAATTTATCTGGTTTACCTTCTGATCAAGATACAGTAAACCCAATGTACAACGCGCCACAAATTATTCCGCAAATGGCTACGGGTGGACTGACGTCTTCGTATGATCCGTTCTCTACTAAAGATACTTCTGGCGGAAGTTCAATTAGTAGTTCTTTAAGCCCTAGTTTAACTAGAGCACAGATTAATTATATTTTAACCGGCCTGCCAGATTATTTGCAAGGTAAAGCAGAAGGCGGTCAAGTTGAGGGACATAACCCACAGTTTTATTCTGAGGGTGGTTTAAGCTCAATTGAAAATCGTTTTGTAAAAGGTGACGGCGATGGCACAAGCGATAGCATACCAGCCATGTTAGCAGACGGCGAGTTTGTAATTCCAGCTGACGTAGTGTCATCTTTAGGTAATGGTAGTAATGACGCAGGCGCAAGCGTACTAGATGAATTTTTAAAAGTAATAAGGGAACATAAGCGTAAGGCAGACGCAAAAAGTTTGCCAGAAGACAGCAAAGGCCCCTTGGCATATTTAATAGACGCACAACGTAGAGCAAAGGCATAACATGGCTGGATTAAATGATATTATTTCAAACAAGGCGATGCAACAAACCACGTTGCCATCGTGGTTTGACACAGCGCAACAAAACGTAGTTAATCAAGCACAAGCTGCGTTTGGTGCCGCTCCAACTCCTCAACAAACCGTTGCTCAAGGTGCTGTCAGCCAGTTAGGACAGCCAAACAACGCATTTCAACAAGCCGCTAGTACAGCTCAAGGAATTGCCACTGGCGCAGCCAATCCTTGGATTGTTGATCAAGCAACAGGCACTGTTTCTCCAAATGTAAACACCGCACTTGGTGGTTTATTTCAAGCACAAAACCAACAATTAGAGCAGTTAATGCCAAACGTTGTGGCACCAATAACTGGCGCTTCAATTGCATCTGGTCAGTTTGGTAGCCTACGTGGACAGACTGCAGCAAACAAGGCCATGGCCGATGCACAAGCTCAATTAGCCGCGCAGCAAATGCAGGCGGCATTACAGAATCAAGCGACTGGCGTAAACGCAGCATCAACCGCTGGTAATCTAACACAGCAAGACATTAAGAATTTACTTGAAGTTGGGCAGTATCAACAAGCAGCTCCGTTTATGAATGTGTCTAACTTAGGCAAAGTATTAGGCGGCATTCAAGCTCCAGCTACAGTGTATAATCAAACACAACTATCTCCCCTTAATCAAATTGGCGGTTTAATTTCTTTACTTAGCGGTCCCACTGGTTCAGGCGGCGGTATTTTAGGATCGCTTGGTGTTAAAGGTGGTTTAGGCGATTTAGTTAGCGGTATCGGTAAAATATTTACTGGCGGTAGTGGTGTAAACTTAGGAGATTATTCGTCGGGTGTTGGTGATGGAACTATAGACTGGTCTGCTGGACCTGGAGGTAATCCCAACGTTCCTGATTGGGCCTGGAACGAATCGTACGATTAATTAGGAAATAAATATGCCAGGATTAGACTACATTAAAGGTTACGAAGAAGGCGGAGATGTTGATCAAACTCCAACACAGCCAACAGCTATCGGTAAAGCAGTACAAACAAAAACTAAATATGGATTACCTACCCCCACTGGCGCTGCTGGTGTAGACGAAGGTATCTTGCAAAAAATGCAAGAGATGATTAAACAACGTGAAGCTCAAAAAGGCAGCTTCATGGAATCTTTACGCGACGCACAGGCCTGGTGGTCTGGTGGAATGGCCGGTCCTAGCGAAGCTCTTAACCGTCGTGCTAAAGAACGTGAAGAACAAGAAGCTACAACGTTTGGCATGCGTCGTGATTTAGCTCAGTATCGTGTGGCTCAAGAACAAGCTCGTGCTTTTGATAAGGCATTATTTGGCGCTACCCCACAACCTACAGCTGCAACCCAACCAGGTGCTGCTGGCGCAGCTCCAGCTGCAACAGTTGGTCAGCCTCAAGTTGCTACGGCTGCTCCGCAAACTGGCGGTTTAATAGATTTAGTTAAAGATCCTGGATTAAGACAATCTATTATTGTTCAAGCTCAGTCCGGCGATAGAACCGGTGCTTTAAAAGAAACACAAAAATATTTAGCAGCAAATGCTAAAGATCCCGATATTATTAGAACAGCTAATTATTTAGTTAACCAAGGGTTTATTGATAGATCAATGTTGCCGCAAATTGTATTGGCGCAGATGATTGGCCCATCGTTTAAACCTGAAGATGTTAGAACAACCGTTGGTGGAGTTCCTGGAACATACCAAACAACTCCTTTTGAACAAGTTAGCAAAATTCTTAAACAACCGCAACCTGGAGCGGCTCCTGCTGCACCACCCCCTGCAGCGGCACCAGCAGCACCTACAGCTGCTGTTCCTGCCGCACCGGCACCAGCAGCACCTACTGCTGCAGCGCCCCCTGCTGCAAAACCAACTGGCGCCGCCGCTGGCCCACAACCGATAGCTCAAGTTCAGCCATTACCTAAAGTTGGTCAAGCTCCGGAAGCTCCTGTAGCACCTGCAGGCCAAGCTCCAAAGCCGGCTGCAGCCCCGGTTATTGCCCCTGTGTCTAAAGAGTCGCTTGCTGTTACGCAAGCCACTGAAACAAAACGTGGCGAAAAACGAGCTGAAGCATCGGAAAAAGAAAGAGAAGATTTTAAAGCATCTGTATCATCTAGCGACGTTGTAGATAGAAAAGTTATTTCTGATCGTATTGCTGAATTAGTTCAGAAAAATCCTAAGATTGCTGGTGTTATTTCTGACCCAACATTCTTTAATGGCTTAGCACAGTTAGTTAAGTCTGGTATATCTACTCCAAAAGGTCCCATTGGTTTAGACTCAATAGAAGATTTTATTTTCAAATCGCTTCCATCTACGTCATTCCCTGATGAAGTTGAACGTAAAGAACTTGCTAGCTATTTAGCTAGATTTGAATTGATGAACTCTCAGTTAGTTAAAGGACAAGGTCAAGTTTCTAACGCGGAACGTCAAATTATTCGCGATGCTTCGGTTAGTATTTCTGATCCCGCTGAAGCAATTTACAAACGTGCTAAGATGGTTGCGCGCAGAGCAGAACTTGATAGCCAATTAAGTGATATTTATGGTGGAAAAGAATACACTAATTTTGAAGACTTTAAACGCGACCCAGCTTACAAGGCTGCGTTTAAGCAATACGAAAATGATTTGCGTGAAATTGTAAAAGAAAAAGTTGTTTTATCAAAAGAGAATATTAAAGCAAATAGAATAAAACAACCTAAAGCAACACCAGTACCAAAAGATGTTCAGGATATCCTTAAAAAATACCCAGGAAAACCGTAATTATGGATAGAGCACAAATATACGAGGCTATTCGTCAAGCTGATGCGGCTGGTGATAGAGAAGCAGTTATAAAATTAAATGCTTATTTAAAAACTCTAGACGACCAGCAAGTAGTTGACACGGAAAAATCTGGTGTTATGCCTGGCGCTCTTGGCGCCGCTGGCGCTGTGTTTGGCGGCGGTAAAGCATTAGAAGCTGGCGTACGAGCTAAATATCCCTATGATGTAAATGCTCCTGTCGGCTCCCAAGCAACACAAGCCGCGCCTTCCCGCACATTTCAATCGCCCGGTCAAATAGCTGAAAAAATAACAGCCCCTACCACGCCAGGAGCTATAAATGTTAAAGTTCCTGGCGAACCAGGTCCAGTTAATTGGGCTCGTCAAGCCGCTGGAATGGAGCATGAACTTCCACAAAAACTTTTATCTAAAGTAGAGTCAATGAGAAAAGGCGAGCCAACTGGGGCACAATTTTTAATTGACGAAGATTTAAAAAAACTTGAAAAAATTAAACAGCTAGGTGGTGGTGAATATCAACTATCCGGATCTGGCAAAGGTCAGCTTATGCTACCACCAGATGAAGCGGCAAGAAAAACAGAAGAAACTACTCAACGTGCACAACAAGCTGCTAAACAACGCGCCGAACGTTTAATGAAAGCTGAAGAGTTGCGCAAAGCAGAAGCAGCTAAAGCTGCCGAAGCGGCTGGTGCGCCTAAAGAAGTAGCTAAACGTGCTGTACAAAAAACTGGAAACGTAATGCACAAAGCTACTTCTGGTTTTGTTGCCAACCCATTACTAAGAGCCGCAACTGGATTTGGCGCCGGTTATGGAATTAGTGATGCCGCTCAAAGGGCTGAAAAAGGCGACTATGGTCGAGCAGCTATTTCCGGTTTAGGTGCTTTGGGAGATATTGCTACAATGACACGTCATCCTATTGCCATGCCTATTGGCGCTGCAGTAGGAACAGCTGCTCCTTTGGTTAACATGTATTTAGATGAGTTAGAAAAAGAAGGCAAACTACCTTTTCAAGGAACACTGGAAAAAGTAGAAGAAAAAACCAAAGCTAAAAAGAAAATGAAAGAAGGCGGCAGCACAACGCCAGCCTGGCAGCGTAAAGAAGGTAAGAGCCCATCGGGTGGTTTAAATGCTCTTGGGCGAGCATCATACAAACGCGAGACCGGTGGTACATTAAAAGCGCCGCAGCCAGAGGGCGGATCACGTAAGAAATCATTCTGCGCAAGAATGGGTGGCATGAAGAAAAAACTAACTTCATCCAAAACCGCCAACGATCCAGATTCGCGTATCAACAAAGCATTGCGTAAGTGGAAGTGTTAGAGTAAAGGAAAAAACACAATGGCACTTCAACCAATAATCGCCAGTCCGTTATCTGGAGTTACACAACCCGATAATTACGGAGCGCCTGCTAATTGGGTTCCAGGAAACGGGCCTCCTCCAGGGATGACATGGAGTGAAACGCAAGGTCGATGGATGCCGTCTGATTCTGTTCAAGGTTCTATGCCTGGGCCGGTTGCACTTCCTACTGACAATCCTTTACCTGTAAAATTTGGTGCAGAACCCATAAATAATAATCCGTATGGGTTTACTGCACCAACAGGACCGGCTGCGTCTGTCATGGTTCCGTACTACAACAAGGTAACTGGTCAAACTTGGAGCGCACCTAGTGGTGGATATACACCACCATCAGCGGATTGGATTCAAGGATCTCCTGGTAACTCACAGATTACTCCCATACCTGGTTTTGCACCAGGTATGGATCCTGTTCAGTTACCTCCTAAGTCTCCAATGAACCATATTGCTACCGAAGACCCCGAGTTTTATAAGCGGGCGGCTGAGCAAGTTAGATTAGATAATGCGGTTGGATCATTTACACC